CTTGCCCGTTTTCTGGGCGTTTGCAGCCACTTGTGCTGCCATATATGATTTCCCGGTGGATTCTAGTCCAGCAAGTTCTGATATTTTGCCAACCGGGATGCCGGCGACTTTGCCCTTACAGATGATGGAGTCAAGCCATCGGGATCCTGTGGGGATCCACTCTTTCACTTCTGTCGGGTTTTCGCCCGTAAGATCGTGGGCGACATTTCTGCCAGCCTTTTTGTTGACAAGTCCCATTAGGTCTTGCAACGATACTCTTCCTGCTTTCACTTCTTTTGTTTTTCTAGCCATTATGGTTTCCTTGGGTTAAATAAAGGCGGCAGACTTTGCACCGGTCTGCCATCGGCTTTGATTCACCCTTCGATGATATCATTAATCCTTGCCAAAGGCAAGCTTTTATTTTTACTTGCTCGGGAAGCATTGGGTGAGTTGACCTTTCGGAAATCTTTAATGATTCCTCGGGCGACACATGCTGCAGCCTTATTCACAACGGACCCGCCGGCAGCCTTGTAATCTGTGGTCACAACACGCTGTTCATACAACGCTTGGCGAGTGGTGAACCACTGCTCAAAGTCGGAGTTAATCTTGGACCGACTACTGCTTAAAGCAGGGTAAAGTTTAAAAAGGACTGCCAAACCTTCTAGAAGTTCAACTTTTACCTCTTCGGCTTTTGGCCACGTTGCCTTGACTAGACTAGCTGCCAACTTGGTGCTTTGGCTACCCTGCTTAAGGGCGCGCCGAAATCCACCAATTTTTACGCGCGGGCTGTGGGTTTTTTTGCCGGGAACAAGCCCCACAATACCCCCCGTGTCTGATGAGCCGTGTACACACAAGCCGCACCTAATAAGCTCTTGACTTGTGGCAAGAGCATCTTTTCGGAAGCTCTTCACATCGTGAACATAGACCTCTTCTGGGGAGGCATTCTTGCGATGGTAGAGATTTATGTCCGTGAAAAGCTCATGGTACTCCTCCATATCTTTTACTTGATAAATCATCGCGGGGATTTCCTCTGCGTCGGGAAATGTCAATATAAACATATGACGGCGATGGTCCCCATCAAGTAGTTTAGGCTCGATTCCAGAATCAATTGGAAACATCGCGACTGCGATTGGTCCGAACAGATTCCAGTTCCACCCATTTTTGAGATATTTGGAAATCAGCTTTCCGTTAGTATCTCGATTTACATGACCGTGAATATCCACGGACACTAAGCCATACGTAGGCTGGACGTTGAGGACCTTAATTTGTCCTGCTTTTAGGGAATGCTTTCCCTGTACTTTGATTGACATGATATTACTCCTTTGTTTTGATCATGTTATTGTAGTTTTGAAGCCCGGGTTTGGGACTTATACTAGGCACTACAAAATTACTTTTTGCCTATCATCAATATTTCTCTCGCCTTCTTGGCACTATGTGTGCCGTCTTCGTTCTTTTTTCTTCTTCCTGCCGTATATGTGACATCGAAATATGTGATGTCATTTCTGCCTTGGCGCGCCTCAAAAAAGCCGTCACCAATGTCTCTATTAGACATCATAACGTATGCACCCTTGACTGTCAAGTCATTTAGGAACTTAATTACTGACTCCTGTAAATCATCATCAAAATCAACACCATACTGTGTGAACGATCCTCGATATGGAGGATCCAGAAACACATATGAGTTAGGTGTGGCGGCGCTTAAGGTCTCGCGAAAATCTCCAGTCATGAGGGTGCAGCGCTGAAGGGCCTTCTTCCACTCTAAGACATTGTCTTTATCGTATACCTTGTCTTTCTGATTTAGCAGACCAGACGGCGTGCCAAAGCGACCGTCAGTGTTTTTGTTAATCTGCCAGATCCCATTAAACCCCGTCTTCATGAGAAAGTATAGAGTTGCAGCCTCGTCGGTTCTAGACCACTTTTTATAATCAAATGCATGCTCGCGTCTTAAGTCGTAGTAAAAGACCTTGCGTGCTTCTTTATCCAGAGGCAAGTACTGTGTTGAGAGTTGATCCATCCGTGCCATGAAAGCGCTGCAGTCATCCTTAACGGCAGCATAGATAGCCATGATAGACTCATTGGAATCATTCAAAACAAAGGTGGCATCTGGGTTCTGGTCATACGCCCATATAAACATTGCGCCGGCGCCAAGAAATGGCTCTATGTAGTGATCAAATTGATCCGGAAGGACCTTTTGCTCTTTATATTTTTTAAGCAGACGTGTCTTTCCACCTGCCCACATAAATAACGGTTTCATTATACAATCTCCATGATTCGGCTCGCAACCTCTACAATATTTGCAAACTCAGGCTCCTGTTGTTGTATGTATTGTAACACGGTGGATCGAACTTGTCCACTCATTTTCTTATTTAACTGCAAAGACAGTCCACGATACTCCTAAGTCCGGATCGTGATACATTCTTTCACCAACTTTGTAGTGAGTTCGATTTGATTTTGAATAAGTTGTTCTGACTTTTGTGATAGGTCGAAGCCTAAACTTAATGTTGATGTTTGGATCAGATACGTAGTAATCTACTACTTCTTCAATAGACTTTGTTTTTGATAAAATGCGCTGTAATTCTTCTATATCGCCGATTCCAGGCGGCACATCTGCCACCAAAACGCCATCAGCCCGAGCAGGGTTTTGAGCAGTCCCAGCTACAACTAGCGTCAAAAAGTTTCGATAAGATTCACCCAAAACATCTGAAAGATGAAGATAAATATTTTTAATCTTGAATGGGTTTTTCAGCACTCCGTTTTTACCAAACAAATCTGAATTAGCCAACGCTAAGTGGGCTGAACTATCTTTAATTAACGGATCGGGAAATTGATACGCTGGATCAGCAGCGGCAATGATATCCAAGAATTTCTTTTTCTCATCTTCAATAACATTGGCTTGTGCCTGAGTTATCTCGGCTAACTTTTCTTTCATATCTTCAATAAGAATATTTCGTTCATTTTCTTCAAGCCCCACTTCTGAAAGTTTTGCTCTGAATTTGGACTCATCCATTCTATTTTCCAAGAATGCGAAATTTTCTTTTTTCATGCTAAGACCGATTGTTTCACCAGAAGCAAGGATTAGGTTAACATCTGCCTTTGGTTCCGGCTTACCGCCACCCATCTGAACAGCATCTGCAACTAAGTGAGTACCCAATGATCCAATGTTCAAAGAAACTGGTTGGTTGTTATTTGCTTCGATAACGTTCTTTACAGCAGCAACTAAGTTTCGCTCGCTGTCCTGACCAGACATCTGTTCATTTACATTCTCAGTTTTTGTTTTACCGAAGTCTTTGCAGCCTATTTTAGAACCACAAACAACAGTCTCAGTATCGGCGACAGTTCCCATATCCAATGGCGCGCCAGATTGTTCTTCTGACAAATAACCTCGCCAACCCTCCATTATTGGTTTCATCTTCATTACCCCTTAATTAGTATCTCAGACGACTCTTTACTTTTATTCATACCATAAGCCCATTCGGCTTCGATAATCTCATAGCCATCATACATTTCCCTAATGGCTTCACAATCATTATAAGACATAAGCCACCCTGTTCTTTTTGTCAATAAGCGATGCAATCTTTCGTGATCAAATGCGTTATGAAGGTTGCCATCAATACCGTATAGCGAGTTCTGTGATCCCTCAAGCATATATGGCGGGTCAAGGTATAAAAAAGCCTTTGGGTGATAGTCAAAGGCGTCTCCAAAGTCGGCATAATCTACTCTAAAGTTTTTGGTTTCAAAGTCTCTTAATATTTGAACGGACGAGTCTGTAAATCTTGCGTATGACGCTCTCTCGGACCAGCCACCACTAAACGTGGCACCAGAGAAACTAGCGCGGTTGATGGCATAATACTTTGCTGCTCTCTCGTAAGAAAACATAAATGACTCAGTCTTAAGATCCTCTCGATACTGGTGAAACGATTCTTTTGAGCAGCCGATGGCGGTGTCGCCGGTGCGGATCTGATACTGTTCTCGCAGGTTTTGAACCTCATCAGCCAGTTTGTTGTTGTCCGCTCGCAATGCTTGCCAAAACCAAACTAGTTGCTTCATCTTGTCGTAGCCGCGCACTTCGGTTCCCCGATCAGCAATTGCTAACTCAACCGAACCACCCCCAAAGAACGGCGAACAAACACGCTCGACGTCCTCGGGGATGTGCGGCAAGATGTACTTAACGGCACGCGACTTTCCACCTGGGTAGCGGAGAGGCGATTTCATTCAGAATTCTTGGTTTCTTGAATATGAAGCCGTAGCGACTGCGCGGAGGTCTTGACCTCTTGCATAACCTTGCGAACACGAGTTCCAGCAGCGCTGTTGCCATCATCATAGAACTTGCTATAATCCGATCGAGCCTCAATAAGGGCTGCAATCATATCCTCTAACATATTTGTTTCTTCTTGCATTGTATTTTCCTTTGTTTTACAGTGTAACAAACTTTAACCGGTCTGTCAACGGCTTAAGTGGTACTCCCAATCGGATTTGAACCGATGTTGTCAACGTGAAAAGCTGGTGTCCTGACCTGGCTAGACGATGGGAGCAGGTGCGGCAGACTTTACACCGGTCTGCCAGCGGCTACTTATTTAATCACCAGTGGTGGTGGTCTCAGTCTCATCGCTTGTGGTGTCAGTGGTGTCGGTCGTAGTCTCCGTACTTGTAGTTGAGGATACCTCGACTGTTGTGCCACCTTCAGTCAACGTTTCGGTTGTCTCCTGAGTGGTGGTGTTGGCGTCACTGACGCTTTCTGGCGCTTCGGCTGTGCAGGTTCCGTAGGCAGTCGCAACGACGAGTGCGCCGCCGACTACACTAACTCGAACCTTTGAGCTAGACCATGCTGTTTTCAACCATTCCATAATATACTCCTTTATGCAAATAGTAAATTGTGGCAGAGTATTCACCCGCTCTGCCATCGGTATAACTCAAACTAAATGGCTTACTTTCCGTTCATCAGTTCGTTGAAGGCTTTATCGACATCGCTTGTGGGCTTGCTGTACGATGTCGTCTCTCGTGAGCGGGATTCGGCGCTTTGATTGCCGGATAGTTGCTCGTCCAAGATGGCATCGATCTCTTCTGGCGACTTGCGCTCAAAAAGAGATGCGAAGTCAGGCATGCGATCGAGGAGGGCGGGGATCGCTTCCGTGTCTTCTAGTAGCGATGAAGTATTACGCCTCATCTTCATGTTAGTTTGAGGATATGCGCCCGGTGTGGTGGGCTTAGTGTAAGTGAGTGTGATGTCAGTACCCTCGGTTGCGTCTGTGACATCTCCATATTCGGGGTCAAGGATGTATCCGAGAAGAAGTTCGTATGCCTTCTTTCCATATCCATAAACCTTGATTCCCTCGGCTTCGCGTCCTCGCACCACGACAGGTGAGAAGTAGCGCGCGCGGACAAACAATGACTTTGCAAGCTTCTTGCTGTCTTCGTCGTTGTTATCGACGCCATCGCGCCATACAGAAGACGCAAATTCACAAATTGGGCAGTGCTCTCCAAAGTTACGCTTAGGGCACATGATGCCGCCCCGATGCTCGCCGACATTGTAGTGGAAGAACATTTCCTTTAGTGGGTCGCCGTCTGATGTCGGGACGATACGAATATCTTGGTCTCCCTCATCTGGCTTAAACCATACCGAATCTCGGTTATCGCCGCCTTCGCCGCGTAGCGAAGCCAACTTCTTCATCATTAGTTCCATATTAATAGACATTACTTTTTCTCCTTGTTGTTGTGTTAAAGTATACTGAGCTTTCCTCAGCATCTAATGTATTACTCTTGATCGAACTTGTCAAGAGTTTTTTGTTGTTGTATTGCGTTAGTGTGGGCAACGCAGAACCCAAAATCTGGTAGTTGTGTTTCATAGATCGCATAAGAGATCTTACGGAAGGCATTCCTAGGTTTAGTCTTTAGGATGTCGACCAGTCGCTTGTGCAATCCAATTTCCTTTTCTAATCTTTCGTTATTGATACACATATAATAACACAGCTCGCGCTCGGCGTCAAGTTCGAAAAGCCAATTTTCTTGAAGTTTTTTCATCTCCAAGAGCGCGATTGTTCGGACGCGATTTATTGTGCTAGGCTTGGAAACATTTCCAATATGTGGCTCTGTGTGCTCAAAGTAGTTCAAGTAATGGACGCATGAGAACACCGTATCATTCAAAATATTATAATAATCCTTAATATTGACTTCTTTGTGGATCTTCTCGATATGCTCATTGCAGAGGATTGTCAAACTATTAAATAACCCTGATCGCGCGTACTCCTGAAGGATTCCGTAGGCGGCGTTCTCTACGAGCCGTGGAGTGCCTGTTAGCAATTCAATGTCTGGCTTAATATAGAATACATCAATCCTTCTGTCCTTTATCTGCTGCAAGATTCCCAGGCTGTAAATCGAGCTAAGCGATGAGCCCATAACGAATACTTGGATATGCTTGTGCGCATCTTTGAGGAAATCTTTGACGTCAGGAGTGTTTAG